CGTGGATATCACCGATGACGGGTTTGATCATTTTGCATTCATTGAGGCACTTCATCCCGATTATCACTATAGTCTCCCCATACCCTCATAACGTCCATTATATTGTCATATCCAATTCGGCTATCTATTTGCTTATCACACCAATCCGAGCGGGTTTTAACCGAAAATTCAAGTGTAGATCCGTCAGTGAATTCAATGGAACGAATAAACAAGCATGTCCTTGACATGCCCATATGAAATGTAACATCGACAATGGTTTTACCCCTCAATTCAATGACAAGTGCGTCAATATCCATCACAATAACTCCTTCAGCGCCTTCCTGATGGCCATAGGCGAGATTGTGTGTATGCAAGGTGAATTACACTGAGGATTTTCTCCCCAGCAGTGAGTCATCTTTGAGCATACGTCCAGCATATTCGGCTGAATATTGATGATCCTGCATCCTTGGGGTTTAGGGCCCACAACCCTGGATGGCGCCGGGCCGTACAAGACCACAGCATCCGTTCCGACCGCACCGGCCAGATGGGACAGGAAGCTGTCTATTACTACCGCGGCCTTTGCGTGCTTCATGACCCATGCGGATTCCCGAAAGGTGAGTTTCCCGCAGAGATCCAGGTCGGACTTGCAGCGAATGTCAGACAGTCCTCCAATTTGTACAACCGGGAGCCCTATGCCCTTCAAGGCCACGTCCATGTGGGGGTATGATCGGTACTTTTTGCTTCCTCCTGTGGTGTGGACTACTATATAAGGAGCCATTTTGATGGTAGCAAGACCCCCCTTTGGAATGACATGTTCAAGAACAAAATCACAGAATGGAGACAGGTCGGGGATCGATTCAATAATATGGATGTCATCCGCATCCACCTTGCAGAAGTAGGGGTACATGGAGTGCAAAGTGACGTCCAACGAGTTGAACCCACCAGGCAAAATATGGTCCTTGTGGGGCGAATAGACGACCTGGTACCGCTTCAGGAGCTTTTCGTCCCAGTCGATAATCTCGTCAATGTAGGGATTCCCGGTTACGATGTCCTGGTAAACCTTCTGAGTCATGTAGACCAAGGGCAGCTTGAGATGTCTTTCCTTGATCCCCTTGAAGCACTGGGTCGTCATCAGGACATCACCGGCAGAGGACTGTTGTGCGAACAGAACCGACTGGATCTTTGGGAGAGGCTTGATGCTGGTCGCGGCGCCCAGGACATCATTGATATTGTTCACTCCGGCCAACCACTTCCTGCCACGCTCGATCCCTTTTTCGGACATCGACGTTCTCAGCTCAGGATCGGCAGCGACTTTCAGCATGGCCCTCTTGATATCCGGGACCTTGCATGCCTTCGCTTCCACCTCAGACTTGCCGCTCTCCACAACCATGGGGACAAACGCCAGATCGCTACACGGCACCATCTCAGCCACGCCCATGCCAAGCTCCGTTTGGGCCGTGGTGTCCGACAGGATCATAGGCGTACCGCACAGCATGGCCTCCAGGGGCGTCCACGACAGGCCCTCTTGCATGGAGCAGTTCACAAGGCAGTCCATGCCGTTATAAATATCCGCCATCTTTTCGGGAGGATAAACGCCGGGGTTCTTCTGAACGAGATCGCCCGGCTTCGCACCAAAGTCCTTCGCCATCTGCCTCAGATTGTGCAGGCCTCCGGTCAGATCCGTGTGCAGGTAGAGGGTCATTTTGGGATTTTCCCGCTTGGCCTCCATAAAGGCCTTGAGCATTCTTTCGGGAGACTTCCTGATCTGGTTCACGCCCACAAAACCGAAGATGGTATAATCATCAGGGACGGTCGGGAAGCATGTCTTCCGGATCTGCATCCGATTCGGGAGTGGCTTGAACAGTTTACTGTTCCACAAAGGGGGCCTGAAGTACCGCAGGGCGGGGACGTGATCCTTCAGAACGGTCACACCATAATGAGAATACACGCAGGGGATATCGCAGTCGTTTATCCACCCCAGCCAGTCCAGTCTCAAATGGTTCACATCGTAAGGGAAGATGAAAACAATCTTGAATTTCCTGGCGTTTCTGAGTTGAATAACGTCCCGCCAAATCTGGTGATACTGCCAAATATCTATGCCTACAAAACACAGGATATCCAGGTCAGCTCTTTGAAGTAGGCTTAGAAGTCGGGCGTGTCCCCAAAAATCCTCGGTTGTTGTGGCGTTGACCGTAGTAAAAGGGTCGGGCCTGAATAGAACGTCGATGGGGTCAACATCCCTGGCGCAAAAGCAGGCGATATCGTATTTTTCTGTGTCCACCTGAGAGAGTAGGGCGGCCAACATATTTCCATTGCCGACTGAGCTTCGGAAGTGCTCGCCAACGAACAAAATTTTCTTCTTCGATTTCATCATCTATTATCTTCCTCAACGATAAGTACATCTACCCCCGGGAACCTCCGGGTCGAAATGACACTCACCTGGTAATATTCTCCCGATGCGGGTTGCCATCTATCCATCACCTGCGCCCCTACCGAATGGGGGATGTAAACTTCGTCTTTCTTTAATCCTAACAGACCTAAAGCCTTATCCTCTTCCAGGTCGTTACCGTACAGAGAAGCCACCTGCATGGCGTCACAATTATTTTTGATGGGCTCCCATTGCGTCTTCATGTGGTACTGATCGTCCCTGACTTCCCCGCTGGGCCTGAGCAATTCCCCGCTGTTGACGTTGCATTTATAGAAAACCGCGCTGTATCTGACGACGTCATTCCATAAAATGGACGGGAGTTTATTGGTCAGGAGATAACGCTCATTCGTGTCGTCGAACTCAACCACTTCCCCTGCGGCGGCGTTCGTGTCATGGGGCATATACCCCTGCCTGAAATGCTCCAATGTGACAGGCTTGGTGGCCTGGTTCGTCAATGTGTAAGTGGCATACTCCCCCGATACATTCCCGGCTTCCCGGATGATGGTGAAAGCGGCGCCGGCAGCTATGATGATATCTTTAATGTCTCCAGCAGTGGTCATTCTATGAATCCGCCTGAGTGGGGTGCATAATCACCTTGTTGTCGGTCGTGTACGTGGTGTCTACCCCGGTCCCCTCCTCGTACTGGAACCCGGCGTCAATCTTCGTCCCGAACATATGACAGGCCGCTACGCCCGCAAATTCAAAAGCGTTGCTCTCTTGAGCCTGTTTGAACTCGTCGTCCATGTCCTTGATGATCTGGCGATAATGGCCGAACTGCTGTTCCAGGTTGATCTGATCGTACCGGACTTTATTGGCAGAGCCTGTAAGCAGCATGAAGAGTAAGGCCCGCTTGGTTCTTTTCCTCAACCATCGGATCTGGAACGTGGCCGTGGCAGGGCATGAAAAGCCGGTTTCCCCTTCTGCTTCGTCAACGGCGTCCGTGTAGTTGTCGGCATCAAACTTCGAGGAAAGATCCATGATCTCTCTGGTAACTCGGGCGATAAGTTCATCTTGTGTCATTGTTGTGTCCCCCTGTTATTCTTCGGGTCCCCCGCCCTCTTCAATATCGGGATGGGCCATCCTCATGTGAGATGAGAGGCCTGCGTTTGATTTACAGACCTTTCCACATTGAGGGCATTCCAAGTTCATATCTACTGGTACAGTTTCGATTTCATTCAGGGAGAATGGATGGATATCTTCCTGCAGGGCCAGTCTCGCTTCCAGTTCGGCAATGGTTTTGCGGGCCGCTTCCAGTTCCTCATCATTCGCAACTGGTTTACCGGCACTCACTCCAAGAAATTGGATAATGCGGCTTTTGTCCTTCACGAGGTTCGCAATATCCCCAGGGAAGGGTGCTTCCGTGTCGTCAAAAATCGTACCCTTGGGCCATACTGCCTTCTTACTTCCCAACGATCCCTTTACGGTCGTTCCGAGTTGCACTCTCATCTTTTTTTTCTCCTTTTGAAAAACCTTTTTATCATACGCTTTGGTGGGGGAGGGGGCGGCTTCGGCGCATCCTTCTCCAGTAAATGACCCCTATCAATAGGAAGCCCGAGGGCATCTCGAACGACACCACCCGGGCCACCCCAGTTGATCTTATCAAAATTATCCAGATAGCTCTGATTGACGGCTATCTGTCCGTTGCAAAAAACGTTTAACCTAATCGCCATCGGTCATTCCTCCTGTCGAGAGGATTGCTTTAACGGCTGGGCTCAAGCTCCACTACCACAGCCACGTTGGACATTTCAGTTGTGGGAGATGCGGTTCTCGTCAACGCCAGATCACAGGTGAAAATATCTCCCGGAGCATAGTCGTCGGCATCTGCATCTACAACCGCTTGTGTGATACCCGTGTCGGTATCTTCCTTTGAGGTTTTCTGCATGGACGCCTCACCGCTCACATGAGCAATAACGGGTTGAGTTGAAAGGCACGAAGTTCCGTTGATCTTCACGTCCAATGCGAGAGACAGCGTAGCGGCGTCATCCTTGCCGCTTGCCAGTACAGACAACCAAGCATTCACGGCCCTGCCTGCGCCTTTCGCCGCCCCAAGAACATACCCCCGTTTGTCGGTGGTAAACTCCCCGGAGAACACAGCACCCTGGGTCGGTTCAGAGACCTCGTTCACCTGCTGAGGGAACGCTACACTCGGGTATGGACTAAATCGTCTTGTCATGACATCACCTCCTTTCTTTCCTGATCGGGGTTATGTCACCGTCAGATTGTAAATGGCATCTTCCTGGTACAGGACCGGGATGCCCTTGTTTTGCACACGAACCGCCATACCATCAGGATCCCATTCCTCGTGCGTGTCAACCTTCAGACCATAGTGACGATCCAGGTCGAAGGGCGCATTTGCGAACTCCGCGATCTTTTCGTCTTCCACTGTGGAACAGAACATGCAAAACTGGTCTGTAGGAAGATATTTCTTGTTAACATACACGAAATCTTCCTGCGACTTGTAAGACGTGGAAGGGGCCGTGTCTACCGTAATGGTTCCGGCGTTTACGTCGATTGACGAAATCGTCTCAGCTTCTTTGGTCCTGGCCGACACATCGTAGAAATAGAGGGAATCACCCACCTCAAAGTCGGTCGGGTCATCCACATAAACGATGACTGTGGAATCCGCTGTCACTGCCGCTGTGATCCATGCCTTCAGTTGGAACATGGCATTGTAAAGGATCATGTTCGTGATACCGAACAGCGCACCCAGCACCATTTTTGGATTCGCCAATAGATCCCCGTTCCCGAAATGGTTTTTGGTCAGCAGATTCTGCACGGAAGCGTCGAAGACCATGAGCTTCAGGATTTCCGTGGTAAACATCGCGTAATCCAGCTCTCCACCGTTTGCCTCGTTCATGGTAGTCTTGGCATCGAAGATGTCCTCGACGATATTCCGGCTGGTTCCGGTATCCCACTTTCTGGATGCCGCCAGTGTCACCAGGTTGCCCGATGGCACGTTGTAGTTAATGGTGTATTTCAGCCCGTTCTGCACCAGGTAGGTGAATTCTGCACCTGCCAGCATCTTTGCGAACATCCACTCTTTCCTGCGCTCGCAACGGTTTTTGAGGGACTGGGTCTCTTTGGCAATCCTTTTCTGGGCCGACAGGTATGTCGCGGTCGTTCCGGGCTCCCGAAGGTTGTTCAGGAACTCTTCACCAAAGAACATCTTCTCCTTCCAGAACGCAGCAAACGCTGCTCCGGCGCCAACACCTTGCGGGGCAGTAGTCGGGGAAGGGGAGCCTGGAGAGACGAAAGGAGTCAGGCCTCTATTCCCAACCTGGGTCTCCCATTTAACGTTGTCGCTCTCCCAATCATCTTGCCCGAACAGTTGCATCAACAGCAGGGACGGGGGAGTTTGCCACCGTTCAATGAGTTTTTGCAGTCTGGTAAGACGAAGATCGGGATAATCACTTGCTCGAATTGTCATCTGTCATTCACCTCCTTTGGTGCTACTTTAAGTAAATCAGGTTGCCGTCTTCGACATTGCCGAGATCGGTATAAGCCCCGGTGTCATAGCCATAAAGAGCGCCTTTGTAGAGCACGGCGTTCCCAAGGATCAGGCCACCGCTTCCGCCCTTCGCATTCGCTCCTATGCCGGTATCGATAGCTCCGTTCAAGAAACCCTTGGCATAAGAAAACGGAGCCGCTGTTGCGGTTTGGATCCAAACGCATCC